CCGTATACTTTTTCAAGCCAATCTTGGAATGGCATTTGGGTAACTGCTTCGGATGCTAAAAACTCTTCTCTTGAATTACGTAACGCATTGCGATAACGATCACGGTGTTCAGTAGTTAGTTCTTCTTTTTTAGTTACAACTGGTTCTTGTTCAAGTAATAAAGACATATAGTTCTCCTATAAAATTAAAAAAATAAAAATAGCAACACACTAATGAATAATGTATTAAGCTACAGATATGTAGCGGTTTGGTGTTCAATCCTGAGCAAATGTTATACAATGCTTTAAGTGTGTTGCGTATGTTGTATATTATAGCAGTATTTTAAATAATGTCAAACTTTATTAAACCTGTATTTAAATAAATACAGTATACAGAGGAGTGCAAGGATGCATGAAGTATTTAAACTTATAGGTGAGTTAGGCTTTCCTATTGCAGTAGCATTTGCTGGTGGGTATTTCGTATACCTAACCATTAAGCTATTGTTAGGCGGCGTATTAGGAAGTATCAAGGGAATGGCGGGTATTATTGTAGCATTAGATAACCGCGTTAAAACAATGAATCATGACGTCATCCGCATAGACACGATTGTATCAAATGCATTAGGGTTAAAACCTGATGTAGAACGTATTTCGCGTGCTGATGGTAAAAACGATGCTCGTCGGGACTAAAAGGAGTTAGTATGCACTATTTAGATTATGTATGGCAGTTATTTGAATTTGGAATGATCTTAGATGAAGAGATTGATTTTGATAGTTTAGGATGGGAAGATGGTTCTTATTTTAGACTAGACCGTACAACAGATGGTAGTCGTCCAGTTTTAAGAAAAGTTAAAGTAATTAAAAAGTATACTCCCGGAGCAGAAAATGGATCCGAGTGAAATTGTAGCTGTTGTAAATAAATATGGTTTTCCTATTGTTATGGCAGTAGGTATGGGATATATTATACGTTATGTGTGGGAATGGTCTACTAAAGAAGTTAAACCAGTTTTAAGTGAAGCTAACACTGTACTAATTGCACTCATTGATCGTATTCGTATGTTAGATAATGATTTAATCAGATTAACTCAAAAGGTAAATACCGTATTACATTTACGTGGTAAAATTATTGAAAGTGATCGTGTACTTGAACAAGTTAAAGTAGAGCGTGAAGCATCTAAACAATTTGACAAAGCTGTTCGTATGGATGATCCAAAACCGCCTCGTAAAAAGAAGTCTGAAGACGATAATACTGCAGCAGCTGGAGAAAGTTAAGAATGAGAATAAGAGAGCTATTAGAAAGTATTGAATTAGATGAAACTAAAATACCAACTAGTAAAGAATTAAGAAAAGCGTTACTAAAAAAAGGTTATACTTCACATGAAGGTGGAGAACATGAGAAGTTTTATGCACCTGATAATTCGCATCATATTGCAATACCTCGTGGGTCAAAGACGTTAAGTACCGGCCTTGCTCGATCTGCTATGAAAAAAGCCGGTATAACTGACGCTGATTTATAGTTACTTCTGTTGTAAGCTACGATATTCTTCAACAGTAATCCAATCAACAAGTTTTTCTATTTTATATTTTGTAGTATTATTTGCGTTAGCACATGCATGAATTCCATGATAAACTATTCCATTGTAACGACAAGGCTTAGAACGTGCTAATGCATGCTCAATTCCATAAGTATTCTGTACGCCAGTTTTTCCTTTATTCCACGGTTCTTTACCTTTATTAAAATGTTCTTCTGTTTCCCAACGTTTGCGTAAACTTTCAGATGTCTTTGGTTTAGGTATTCCTTTCTGTTTTCCTTTTGCATTCTCGCTAATTTTTTTCCTAATCTCTAACGTATGCGTTTTACCGTAGTATCCGTTTTTCTCGCCTGTGAGTTTTTCTTTTTTACTCATAGCTTCTTGCCATGCAGGACAACTAGACATATCCCCGCCATCGCCTGATTCTTTTTTTAAATTAGCCCATTCTTTGCTTTCTACAATATTCCATAAATCACTATAATAAATACCTTTTTCTATCAATTCTTCCTTACTAGTAGTTTCTAATAGTATTTCTGTAGTATAGTTGTAACCATGTTTTTTAAGGTGTCTAATCCACAAAGTTCCGCTACCTGGATACCTATGCGGATCTTGTTTTGTAGTTTTTCCTAAATATTTTAAACCCGTTTCGTTGTGTGTTTTAACGTACAAATACATTATAGTTCTCCTTTAATGTATTTATTCTCATGTGCAATGAATAGTTATTTTTCCGTAGCTATCCATTCTCCATTCCAGTTATCGCCTAGATTTTGTTGTTTCATAAACTCACAACGTTCAATCCACATTTTATAGTACTTGTCCATTTGACCGCCAAAACTGCCTTTCATCTTTTTACACATAGCAGCAGCATCATCAAATCGTTTTAGTTTATATAATATATGCATCATATCATGTTGGTCTTTATCTTCACTGTAATCAGCACCTTTAGTACGTAATGCAGTATAGATTAAATCTGCAACAGTTTTACCTTTTGGTTGTAAGTTGTCTAACATTAAGTAGAAGAAATCATCTTTAGTTCTATTGTATGTTTCTGCACCGATAATACATAGTACACCGTATGCTTTACAACGTGCTTCTAAACGAGCAGCAGTTGATACCATGTCACCTAAGATATCATAGCTGTGTCTATCAGTAGAACCCATTTCTCCAATGAAACCAATACCACTGTTACAACCCCAACCCATTGCTGCTGGAGGTAAACCTTGAGCTTCCATGATCTTAGTATATTCGTCTACAGCGTCTAACATTTCTAAACCAACTTTAACAATAGTACGAGCATGATTGCCGTCATCAATCGGAGCACCGTGTATATGCATAGATGCATCGCCTACATACTTAATAACCATTCCGTTGTTATCTATAATTGGTCTACTAATGCTATCCATGTAGCCGTTCATGTATTTGCCAAGTCCTGCTACGTTATTACCGTAGTGTTCTCCGATTGGAGTAAACCCTCGCAAGTCACTAAACATAACTGATACATCTTTACGCACACCACGTTTAATTAGTTCTGGATCTTTTTGTAGCATTTCGACTACTTCTTTAGAGCAGTAACCTGCAAATTGTTTTTTGATAGCTAGTTTTTGTGTTAGTTCAGAAACAAACTTAACAGTATAAGCATGAGCATACACAAGGCCAAATCCAGCCACAACAAACGTTGCATCCAGTAAAATGCTATAATTGGTGAAACCGTAGCTAGCAGCATAAGGAATGCCGCCGATAAACATAATAATAGGAATAAAGCCATAACGCCACCTCGTTAAAAATATAGAACCTATTGCTAATACAATAAATGCTAGTAGTTCTGCACCGTCTGCGTAGTCTGGTCTAACAATGTTAGTACCAGATACTAGTGTATCTAATACAGCACTTTGAAGTTCATGAGGAAACCGTTCCCCTGTAGCTGTTGCCACTGGGTTGTTGAGTCCTCTTGCGGTAAGACCAACAATAACAATTCGTCCTTCAAGGGAGTCTGGAAGACTAGTGATTGAATAGCTTGTGGGCTTATGTGACCAGTCAATCCAAATTCTACTGTACGGGTCTGTTGCAATTTTTCCAAACTTAGGTATTCTAACAGCTTCGACTCCAAGCTCTGAGATTTTAACTTGGAAACTTGGATCTCCACTCGCGACTCGTAAAGTGTCAAGTCCAAGTGACGGGTATAACTTTCCTTTTGATGATACAACCATTGGCATTCTTCGCACAACGCCATCGAGTTCTGGGAAAGTGTTAACAATACCAGCACCTGCAGTAACATCGTTAAGTTGTTTAGTATTTGCTTGTATGTTTTCATAATTTACAGTAAATGGTTGATCTTCATTTCCTATTACACTAACACCTGGGCGAAATGCAATAGTATCTGATTTTACAGGTTCGTTAGTTGCGGTCTGCGGTAGTACAACAGGAGAAATTGAAATAACGTTAGCTAAGTCTGCATCTCTTTTAAATCTATCTGCATCTGGCATAAAGATATTAAACACTACTAATCCTGCACCTCTAGCATATAAGTCTTCAATTATCTGTGCGTATATGTCGCGAGAGAACGGAAATTGCCCATACTTCTCTAATGCAGCATCATCTATGTTTACCGTAGTAACAGATGAGTCTTGTATTGGTTTACTTGTAATTAATGTATCAAAGTATCTTAGTCGCATACTTTCTACAAATAACGGATCTGCTATACGTACACCCGCTACTAACATAACTGTTAGTAGCGCAGTCCAGGGGTTTAATAATATTTTTTTAATCATTTTATTTTTGGCACCAAGTTGTCTTTAAATATTTCCCAACAATTTTCCCAAGTCCATCTAAATGAACTTATATATACACGGTGTCTATCAAGTTTTAAACATTCTTCAATTGCTGTTTCTAAGTTAGTATCCATAATACCATTACGACCTTGTTCTATAATATCAATAGGACCTGGCACTGGACAATGAGTTAATTAAATACACTATACACGAGAATAAGATTGGTATTAGTGCAAACATTATCTTTTCAATAAGTGCGCCTCTTGAAGTTTCCATATTAATTCCTTATTTACATTTTAATTTCCTAATAGCCTTAACTAAAAGTTATTGCCCTTGTTGTACTTGAATTGGTGCGCATCCTCCTACTGTAGCACAATTAAAGTTTATTGAGTAGTACTGTTGAGTAGCACCACTCTGTTGTAGACTCAAGTCTACTGGTTGTCCTGATAGTTTAATATCAGTCATGTGATTTGCTGCACCTTGTTGTAATATATCAACATGTTTATTACCACCAGATAATTCAATATTAGCATAATAATTTCCACTACCCTTTTGTTGTAAAATTAAACTGTTGTTATTATCAGTTATATTTATAAAAGCACCTTTACTAAACCCGGCAGTATATGTATCTTGATCTATACTAAGCAAATTAGAATTGCCATTTACTGTTAAGTCAATAAAGTTTACTTGTAAGTTATTGGCTGCAGTTTGATTAATAGAAGTAGTGTTAGACGAGCCATTACTGCTGTAATTTACATAATTGTTGTTAGTACCTTTTTGATCAATTGTAATCTTGTTATTGTTTCCTAACTGATCTATATATACTTGATTGTCAGTAGTTGATCTAGATGTAAAAGCCGTTACTTTTGCAGTATTAGCAGGAGCGGCATTAAATGAAGATCCACTGCCACTGCAGCAATATACACTTGGAAACGTAGTCCATGGTAACGTACTTCCTAAGTCAATGCTAGTAGTAGGATCATTTTGATCGTACAAGAATGTTATTTCTGCAATTTGCATAGAGTTAGCAGCACCTGCGTCTTTAACAATTGGAAACGTTATATTATAATACACGTATGCTTCTGTATTGTTAATAGGGTATACTGGACTAACTGCAAGTCTATTATTAGGTAATGCAATAAGTTGAGAAGTTATTAACGTCCAACCTCCTGATGTATCATTACTTCCAAATAAACTAAAACTAGCAGGATCTCGTTCTGGAGAATCATTTGCTGTAGTAAATTGTACTTGACTAATAACTTTACCTTGTGACAGTTTAAGCATAACACCTGCACTAAGTTTATCAAAGTTAAGATACTTAGTTCCGGGATTACCGTCAAACGCATTACTAAAGAACTCACCACCTGGACTATTCATACTTGATGGAATATATCCTAACATTAATGGTCTAAGAGATACATAATTAGGAACAGCATCTACATTTGAATACCATAACAACAATACAAGAAATAAAATTCTCATCGTCTTAACACTCCAGTAGTTTGTGTAATACTTATTGTATTACCGCCACTGCTGTCGCCTATTATTGTAGATGCAGCAGTATCATTTTGAATAATAGATATAGCAGTATTAGAAGTATACCCTTGTGTTTTTATTTCAGCATAGTGTTCATCTGGGGTTATACGATATGCAGTACCTTTACCTTTTTGTGTACCGTCTGCATTAGGTTGTTCCCACATTACACATACATGCGATGTTGGGTCGCAAGGTGCAATAGATTGTATAGTTTCTGCAATCTGTTCTATTCTAGCAGCAATAGTTTCTTGAGTTTTAGCTACTTGATTTGCTAATCGTCTAGTTGCTTCTTTTTCTAAATCTTCTTGTTCTTCATCTTTCTTTGTTCTAGCTGCTTGTTTAATTGCGTTAACAATTTCTTTTGGCGCAGAAATGATTAAGTTATTATTGATTTTAGATTCTACCAAACTAATAACTTCCGGAGCAGTTGGCATTGCAGTTCTACTACTAACATAAGTTGCATGAAACGCTTGCTCTAAGGTTACTTCACCTGCATCGTTTGTAACTACAATTTTACCAACTTTACATATATTCTCTTGTAGCTCGTATTGTTTAACATCTTTTTCATCTTTACAACTTGGAAGTAGTACAATAAGAGATTGACCAGTTTCATCTACTGTCATGGTAAAGTCAGTACCACGTACTGCAATTGTAGCAGTAGGAGTTTGAATACCTACTTGCTGTGGATTAGCTTTTGCTATTTGCCCACTTGCATATCTAACAGTACCTAATCCAACTTTTAATGCAAGTTTACCTGCATCTGATTGTTTTGGATCGTATACAAAGTCATCTATTACTAATCTACTATTCTCTGTAATTTTAACTTTTGTTTCATCTTTAAATAAAATGTTACTAACACACCCGCCGGTAATGTATGCATCCATACTTTCTATAGATGCGCCTTTATCACCTGCAAGTTTTTCTTTGTTACGTTCAATGCTGCATGCAGTGCCTTTAGAGTCTGAAACTGCACCAATTCCTGCATAAGCATTATTAACAACTAATAATAAAAAAACTAAGAACCACATATTACCTCGAAACGGCTGTATTTGAATTTACAATACTGCTTGAATTAGTTGACCTTACAGTAATTGTATTATGATCTCCAATTGTACTAATATCTATCATAGAATCGTTAGTACCTTGCTGCTGTGTTACAACAGAGTTGTAACTCCCAGTAAAATCTTGTACTAGATGATGCCCGATACCTCCATCGTCTTGTTCGTTAATGAAACTGTTAAACCCGCCACTTACTGTTGTATCTACTACACCGTTAGTGCTATTTAATCGTGTTGTAACTTCATTGTTACTGCCATTAATATCAATTGTACTATGTATGCTACCTTTAGTTAAACTTTGTATAACATAGTTTAAATCACCAGTAATTGTTTCAGTAACAACATTAGCATTTACTGGAGTACCAAGTCCAATGTTAAGTAACGTTTGATTTTGATTACCTTTAATGATACTAGAATATATATTATTTGCTCCGCTAATATTATATTGTGCCCAGTTAGTATCTCCGGTATGCGACAAGGTTACTTGGTTAGAATTGCCCGTAATAGTCGCATAATTTGATGAGCTTGCAGCAGCTGGTACAAAAGCTGTAATAGTGTTACTGGAACTATATAACAAAGGATTGTTAAGAGTTGTACCACCAACGTTATTAGCTCCGCCAATCTGATCAATAACGATTGTATTTGCATTTCCGACTTGTTCAATGTATACATTGTTTACTCCTGTACTTGCTGCAAACACTGGACTACTTATTAGTAGTAGTATTAGAAGTTGTTTCATTTGTTAGCTCCTTAGGTGCTTCTTTAAAAGCCCAATGGCCTCTTTTTGCACCTTCTTTTATAGTTTCGATCACCGCAGCTTGAATTGCTTTGTTAGTTGCTTTGTTTATGCTTTCGTTAATACTTCCGCCAATTTCAGTTTCTAATGCTTTAGTATCTGATGAGAACATTTTTAGTACACCAACTTTATCCATATAACTTAGTACAGTTTTAGTTACTACAACTGATGTTAGAATTTCACCAGATGTTACTGACACTATACGCACGCTCACTGTTACTGTATCGCTTTGATATTGTGTTTCGCCACCTATGCCAAATATCCTTACACCTGCTCCGCCTGTAATTGTATTTGAATCGTAGCCAACTACTGCACCTTCTGCAATAATCCCAGCAAACGTCATAGCAGGTAAATTAGTTGCATCTTTGCCTTGAAACTGTTCGCGTGTTTGGCGAATCATTTGTCGCTCTTTAACTAGGTTGTCTAATCCAACACGTTCTAGTACCACAAACCAACGACTATCGCCGACTTCTTTTAATGACTTGATTAAATAGTTTTCAGCACCTTGCGTAATTGCAGAACTTAAACTAGCAATGTTTGGTATTGATTTGCGTTGTCCAGTTTTATCTGTAAAACCGTATACTGCAATTGGAATAGGTCCGCTTTGTGGCGGAGCTAAATAATTTTCTTCTTTTTTTAAATAAGGTGTATTGTCAACGACTGGATCGTCAAACTGTTCACCTGTTATAAGTTTTTCAATTGAACTACTTGCTGCACATCCTTGTAGCAGAATGATTGCTAATAATAGTAATTTTTTCATAGTTACCTCAAAAATAGAATGCGCCAGCTGGCACCTTCATTGTTGTTGTTTGACTTGGATTACTATTACTTGTAATATTGATAATAATTAGGCCATTGTCTGTACCTGCTCCTAATCCCCAAGTAACCGTGTTTCCACCTAAGTCTGGAATATTTCCACAAGTTGCACCTGGGGTAGTACATGTAGACCCTTCAGCAAACATGCTATCAGTAAGTTGTTTTGCTAGTTGTGAATAGATCCTTGATTCTAAGTTTGCTAAGAATTTAGCCGCTGGCGTATTAGCTGCTGCTGATGCTGCTTTAGCTGCTAATGAATCTGCAAGTGATTTGTTTTTTTCAACACCTTGTTGTTCTAACTGTTGGATAGTTAGAATGTGATTGCTATACCCAATTCCGCTAAATGATGGACTATTAAATGAGTGTTGGAGTTCAGCAGAAAATGCTGATGATGATACTAGTAGTAATAATACTAAGATTTTGTTCACTTCTCTCTCCTTGATAAAGTTACTAACGTATTTACCTACAAAAAGAGTAAAAATAAAGCCAGCAGAAATAATGATAAATATAGAATATGATTAAGGATACAAAATGAGAATTTCTGAATTACTTGAAAATGATAGACAATTAGGACTTCCGTTTCAAGATGAACCTACAGATTTACAACCAAGAGTAAAACAAAAACCTGTTAAAAAAGACTACGGTCAGACACCTGAAAGACCAGAATTAAGATTTAGTTTAGAAGATCATCCAGAATTAAAAGCTGCAGCTCAAGCTGTTAAAGCTGGAAAGATGTCTAGAGCAGAATATACAGCATTAGTAAAAAAATATAAACCAGTAAGACCGTATGATTATGTTCCTACACCTGCAAGTGAAAAAGATATGAATCGCGGGTTAGATGCTGATAAACGTCATAAGATTAATTCACATATTGCAGACGGTGATGTGGTGCAATTACGATTAGACATCCCTGCGTATAATCATAAAAATGTGTGGGTTCCAACTATTCACAATAAAGCCGGAATTGCTATTTCTCATAGAGGAGCAGCAGTCATTAATAATGTAACTATTAAGTTACCGCAAAAAGGTTCAATGAACATTGCAACAGGCGAAACTAGTAAAGTTCCAATTGCTACTCTAAAAGGTTATTGGGAAGAAGTATCGCCTGAAGATGCAAAGACAGAAGCAATGGCTGCGTTACATGATAAGAATTGGGCTCAGGTAGGTATGGATCCTAAACGACATGCATTCTTCTATGATAGAAAAACTGAAAGACCTATTATTGGTGGATCACGTGCTGTACAAGTAGGACCGTTAGTGTTAATTAAAGATCCTATCTATGACGATGATGGTGAATATATTTACGAACGAAATAAAAGATAAATAACTTTAACAACTTAGGACCGTCACATTTATGTGCCTAAGGCGTCAAGGTTGCCCTACCTGACAGTTTGAGATTCGCTACCTCTTACGACTGTGAACAGGGCTTTTTTTTGGAGATTGCTATGCGAATATTTGAAGTAACTGCCCACATGTCAACTGATCCGGACAACTATGGTACTAGTATTAATAGTTGGAATGCAAAAGAACGACATAAAGTTAAAGAAATTCCGATGTCACAATTAATAACATTTGAACATCCTAACAAAATGAAAGATCCTACAAGTAAGCAGAATATGATGAAGATTGCTAAAGCATATCATATGGGAGAAAAGATACCACCTATCATGGTAAAGAGACATGAAGATAAGTATATGGTATTAGATGGGCATCACAGATTCTTTGCAGCAAAACTTGCAGGAATAAGAGCTATCCCTGCAATTGTTATACCTGATGATAAAATAACTATTGATTAATATTTAATACCTAATGTTTTTCTACCTGGTGTTAAATAGTCTTTTTCAGTAATTGTTTTATGTGTATGACAACATTTGCATAGTGTTTGTAAATTTTCTTTTTTATTATTTCTAGCATTACCGTCTATATGGTCTACATCAAGTTGTGCAATCATAGTAATAGTAGACGTGCATTTATAGCCTAACCGTTCATCTATATTTTCACAATACGTTTTTCTATATTTTCTATACGGATGTTTTGAATTTGCGTAATCAACATAATTACTATATCCGTTATCTAATGCAAGTTGATGTTTTAATGCATCATTATAACCTTTATAATTACTATACCCGTTATCTAATGCAAGTTGTAAGTTTAAATGATCTCTATATGCTCTATATGTTTTAAAACCATTTTCTTTTGCATTTTGTAGATTTAAATGATCTGCGTATGCTTTATATGATGAAAACCCATTTTCTTTTGCATTTTGTAGATTTAACTGAGTTGTGTATGATTTATGTGATGAAAACCCGTTTTCTTTTGCAATACGATCATTGTTTTCTTTTATTGAATTACAACCTGCATTTTGAGCACACCGCACTGCATATTTCACACCATTCTTCTGTTCAAGATGTTTATGTTTGCAAGGTGTACACATTGATTGAAAACTATAAGTTCCGTCTTTTTTCTTTTTACCAATAGTACACTCTTTAACATTGCATATTGGGCAAATTGGACGTGGACCGATGTTTAATTTAGCTAATTTATTTACTCTGATGTTTAATTTTGTCATATTATGTTTTGTGTGATTTAAGGTTAATGTTATAATTTAAGATCGACTTTTGTTTAATCTAGGTAATGTGCCTGTATGTGTTTTAATAAAATCTAAATACTGTTTTTCTAAATCTTTGTGTATAGTTGCATTAGTAGTGTAAGGGTTACCCCAAATTGTAAAGGGTAATGATATGTAGTTACATTTTTTAGCCCAAAACGAGTAGCTGTTAAGTTTTTTATGCATCGATTCAAACAACTGCTCTCTAATAGATTCATCAGTACCATCTCCGTTAATGTATCGTCCTATTCGACATTTGCTACCGGACAACGGTTGTTGGTCCCACCAAAATTCAACTTTTTGAATACCTAATGGATTACCAGTTTCCCCAACTTTTATAATTTCATTATCTTCTACAATAAAGTATACCCATGATCGATGAGTATCATACATAACTTGATAATTTATATTTTCATAATACCAATGATTATGATTATCTAATTTTAGTGTTATATCGCAAACTTTTTGAAAACCGTCAATTTTATAATTGTTAATGTTTAATGGCATAGTATGTTGTAGTAAGTTACGTTTAAGATTATTCTATACATTTATAAAGTATGTGTATATTGTATAGGTTTTATGTCATCCTGTCAATTATTCTGATAATCTTTTAACAATGTAATTAACTATGTCGCTCGCTATGTCAGTATTGCAATAATGGTCAAAACCGTTAAATCCTGGATTTGAATTGGCTTCGCAAACTCTAAAACCTCTTTTATCAAATAACAGATCAATACCGGCAATTTCTAATCCTAATGCTTTTGCAGTAGCTAGTGATATGTCTTCTATTTCTTTAGATACAGGGAATAACTCGCCAGTGCCACCTATTGTAATATTTGCTCGAAAATCGTCAGGCGGTGCAGTGCGCTTCATTGCACCTAACACTTTATCACCAACTACAAATACTCGTAAATCTTCACCAGGACGATCATTAATGTATTCTTGCACTAATAATTTTTTATCATTATCTAAGTTTTTAAGAAATTCAATTAGTTTTTTATATTCGTCTTCAGAATGGCATAAGTACACACCTTCACCAAAACTACCAACTAACACTTTAATTACGCAAGGGAATCCTATCTGTGTTGCGATTAAGTTATTAGTAATTGGAAAGTGTACTAGCATGGTAGTAGGAACAGCTATGTTAGCATGTGACAGTATTTGACTAGTGTGGAATTTGTTTTGTACGATATTAATGCTATTGCTAGAATTAACGCATGGAATACTGTGTAATTCAAAATATCTAATTACAGCTAATTCGACAGACGTAATACCAGCACCCAATCGTACTAATACTAAATCCGGCATGGGGAAATCTTCCCCATTGTATCTAATTGGTTGATTTATAACGATATCAAAGTTGTTAAATTGACGGACTGACACTTCAATGCCGTTAGCTATAAAATTAGCTAACAGTTTAGAAGTTTCATAGTCAATAGTAGTTTGTTTTGTGAGAATTATAACTGAATGTTTCATAGTGTATTTATCTGTATAAATACACTATTCAACTTTAAATTTCAGGAAATAAGCATTGGTGAATAAAGATATCAACTTCTTCTTCGTTTAATCCTAATGCAGCCATAACTTTAGGAGTGTGAGGATTTAACTTTTGATTTTGTGCGTAGTAGTTTTGTTCTTCTACAGTGCTTTTAACAGTGTTATTTGTGTTTGCAACGCATGATAAGTAGTGTTTACTAGTGCATGTTACTGTATTAATAATTTGTGCTATTTCTTCGCTAGATTGAACGTTGCTTGCAGCTATCATAGACGGGGAAAAAATACGAACAGCCCAATCAGGTAATGTTCGTAATTTATTCCATTGTAACTCATCAACGGTGTTCGCAAACCATTTAATCATTGGATGATTAATATCGCCTGCAGGGCTATAATCATGGAAACAACCTGTAATTTTATTACGACCTGCTACTATATCAAATCCAAATATTGGTGCAGGATTATTAGTATGTGGAAATATACAGCAGTGTAACATCCATAATCCACGAGTATCACGCTCGTCAATAATATCTATATGCGCTCTGCGATATAACTTGCTTTCCCATACTCTATGTATCCAACCTTTATGAGAAAATCGATCGTGACTTGATTCAACAACAATTGTTCCAGTTTCGTTAAATTGATCTTCAAGCATGAGTTGAATATCAATTAATTGATTCCAAAGTACTGTCATGCTAACTCTTCAAATAACTGAGTGGCAAATTTAAAACAGACTAATGCTTCGTCTGCTAATGAATCATCTAATTTAGCACGAATGGCAGTTTTAAGCGCATCAGCATTATCAAATTTATAACAGGATCCGGATCCTGGAATTCTTTTTGCAATCATTTGACCACCGTATAGATCTCCCATGTGTCTAACATACATGTGTGCTAGTAGTTTATCTGGATTGTTAGAAATATTGTTAATATGTTCTTTATATAAAACTGTAGCAGTTGCAAGTGGTGGCACTTCTTGATCATCTGGCCATAATTCTTTAAAATCACCAAGTAACGCTGCTGCACGTTGTATACC